AAATAGTTGCCTTTCTGCTTTATTTTTATTATCTTCAATAATATATAATATATAAGTATTATTAATTATAATTTAATATATTAATTATTAATTATTATTAGTACTTAATATTGAATCTAATTAGTTATTAAAAAAAGGTAAACTATATGAGCTTAACAGCAGAACAAATACAAAAGAATTGGGAGAAACATCTTAAGATAGTTGATCATTATATTACGGATAGAAAGAACGACGTTAATACTATGCTTGAGGACCTATCCGAAGGTTATGTAATGGCTCCTGCTAGTGGTAAATCTTGGTTCCATAATGCATTCGCAGGTGGATACGTTGATCACGTTAATAGAGTTGTTGAGTACTCAGTAAAACAGAAGAAATTATATCAAGAAATGGGAGGAACTATTGACTTTACAGATGAAGAGTTAGTATTCTCAGCCTTATTTCATGATTTAGGTAAAATAGGAGAAAAGAATAAAGAGTCTTATATACCTCAGACTGATAAATGGAGGCAAGATAAGCTAAATGAGATGTATACTCCTAATACCGAACTAGAATTTATGTTAGTTCCCGATAGATCCCTGTTTACTTTACAGAACTACGGGATAAAAACTACGAAAAACGAATATTTAGCAATAAAACTACATGATGGAGTGTTTGTAGACGGTAATAAACCTTACTTTTTTAGTAATACACCGCATTCTAGGATGAAAACCTCTATAGTAAACATATTGCATTGTGCAGACTTCCTAGCTTCCAAGGTTGAATACGATATTTGGTTAGCTTCAGGTGGTACGACTACACAAAAAACTACTAAAAGTAAATCTACTACAGGAAAAACAGTTAATTCCTCTAAAGGTTTACAGAATCTAATAAAAAAATTGTAAGATGACAGAATTTTTTACTGTAACTAACATAATTATTAGCTTTTTAGTTGCCATTTTGGTAATTTTTTTATATATTATAAGAAATCTTATGGTAAAAGTAGAGAAATATGAAGATGTAACCACAGATCAAACAGGTTACCTTCAAAATATCTCCGATATACTAAGAGATTCCCAAAAGCACCTTCAGTCCCTTGACGAAAAAGGGGTATTTCAGAGTGACGATGAGGTCGGTTATTTTTTTGAACAGATGAAAAAAGTACAAGACGAATTAGACCGTTACATGTTACCTGAAAATTATGGCGAGGAAAAAGAGCAAGAATAATTACTTTACAAAAGAAACAGAAGAGTATATAAAGAAGTACAACGTCTCTACGGATCACGAGTATAGAGCAAAGATCTTCACTGATCATATCTACTTTCCCTTTTATAAATTAGCCGAAAACATTATTCATACGTTTAAATTCTACTATACTGATGTAGAAAAGATAGAAGACCTTAAACATGAAATAGTTTCTGTATTATTAGAAGAAAAGATTATGAAGTTTGACCCTGATAATGGAGCAAAAGCATATTCTTACTTCGGTACTATAGTTAAACGTTGGTTAATTAACTACAATAATAAGAACTTTAAGAAGCTTAAACAAATAGGTTCTTTTGATGAAACCGAAAACTATCATACTCATAACCCAGATATTAGAGAAGACGGAGCTATATCTTTAGGAGAGTTTATAGATATTTGGGTTGATGAAATGTATGAGCAGTTAGATGAATTATTTAGCAGAGATATAGAAAAGCAAATAGCTGATGCAGTTCTTACTATATTTAAGACTAGACACGACTTAGATATCTTTAAGAAAAAAGCACTTTATATCTATATTCGAGAGATGACTGACTGTGAAACCCCTAAACTTACCAGAGTAATAGCTAAACTAAAAGAATGCTTTTACGAAAAGTATATGGACTTTAAGGAAGAAGGGTTAGTTTACAATAAGCCTTTATAACCATATTTATAATAAAATATAAATTATGGCCTTAGATAAAGAGATATTCAAAGGTAAAACACTTTCTGATTTATTTTCTGAAATCCATGATAATTCTAGCAATACTAGAAATCAAGTAAAAGGATTAATAGGAGAACTTAAACCACTTATAGAAAATATAGGTGATGCTACTCTTATAGTTCCAATGATTAAAGAATATATGGAAATAGGAGTAAAGAACGATGAACACCTAATTAAGTTAGCAACTATAGTACAGAGACTAGAATCAGTTGCAGCTAAAGGAGGAGACGGTGAGATGTTCGATCTTATGGAATTACAAGACTTATTGGAAGAACAGGAAGAAACTGCTAAAGAAGTCGATGATATAAATAAAAAGGTAGACGAAGAATAAACATTTCTATAATGTTAGGAGAAAAACCAGGAATCAAAGTTGGACTTGCCGAAGGTGTAAATGGAGGAGGTGGCTCTAGTATTATTTATGGAAGGGTAGTAGATGTTATAACTGATGCTTTCCATCCTAAATATAAAGAGTACGGAGAATCTAATGCACTTAACGCAGTATTATTTGTTACTTTAGGAGCAGGTTCTACTGAAGATACTGAATTATCTTTAAAATTAGCTTTTGACGGACAACCTGATGTAAAAAAAGCTCCTTTGAAAGGAGAGATAGTTAGGATAGAAACTAAACCTTTCTGGTCAAGAGACGGAAGCTCTACAGCTACTAAAGCGTATTGGACTGAAATAGTTCCTTTATGGAACCATCCTCATCATAATGCTTACCCAGATGTCAAACAGTTTGGAGATGGACCTAACGATTTTGGAGATAACTTTGTAGAAGTAGATACAGTAAATCCTATTCAACCTTTCCCAGGAGATGTAATATTAGAAGGTAGACATGCAAACTCTATAAGAATGGGAGGCACAAAACATCCCGAAAATCCTCTTGTAGACGATAGTAATAATGGTAAACCTTATAACATAATTAGAATAGGACAAACCGATGATGCAGAAGCTGGTTATGAAACTGTAACAGAAGACATAAATAAAGACATAGGTTCAATCTATATGATGTCTGATCATGAAATACCTATTGAGGTAGCTAACGAAAAAAGAGATTCGTATAAAAATGAACCTGAAAAACCTGATAAGTTTAAAGGAGAGCAGATAATGATAAACACTAATAGAATGTTTATCAATGCTAAAGAAGATAGTATATTAATGTCAGCAGGTACTTCTATAGGAGGTAATGCTAAAACTATTAACTTTGATGGTGACGATATGGTATCTATGGATGCTAAAAAAATATACTTAGGTAAAAAAGCTTTAAAGAACGAAGATGAACCTGTACTTAAAGGTCAAACTTCTATAGAATGGATGGAAGTACATTTAGCTTTATTTGAAACTTTAATTAATACTATGCAAAAGATGCCACCAGTACCAGCAGCAGCAGTTGCAGTTATGAAAGCAGCAGCATCAGCTATTAAACCTCAAATACCTTCTCATAAAAAAAGACTTAAAACATTACTATCTAAAAAAGTATTTACTGAATAATGCCTTACGTTAATATACCAGAATCGAATCTAGCAGGAGGAATCGCTACTATAGTAGGAAAGATGACAGGTAATCTATCTGATAGAATATCTACAGCCGCTGCAGGTATGGCATCTAAATTAAGAGAGGGTAATCTTTCTAGACCCTTAACTGCACGTTTAAGAAATAAACATCAAAAGCTATCTAATAACGTAACTAAAATTAATAGAAGAGTTAAGAAGTTTAACAAAATGGCTAAAGCATTAAAAGGAGTCATTACCGGTCTACAGGTAGCTCTTAAAATAGTTTTATCTATTCCAATACCTCAAGCTTTTCCTCACGTATATGTAGGACCTCCAGGACTACCGGTTAATATATCTACTAAGTATGCAGATATACTTCATAAACTAAAAGAGCTTATAAAACAATTAAAAGATAATATTGTAGCTATTACATTAATTACTGAAATACCTAACTTCCTATTAGCATTCTTAACTAGACAATTACAGAGAATGGATAACGCCCTAATGGCTATGGAAGTAAGAATAGCTTTAGAAGAAGAAGTACTTGCAGGAAGATTAAATAAACAAGAGCTACAAGACTTAGGTTTATTAGATGAAGACGGTATTTATATTTTCTCTAGACTTGGTCCTATATTTGTAGGAGATGATGATAAAGATACAAGTAAAGCTTGTAATCTTACTACGTTTGACAAATTCGAATTACCTCCATTTGGTAGACCAGGTAAGTATGACGGAATAATAGAAAAATATGAATTTGTTCCTGCTGAAGTATCAGCTAAAGTACCTTTTAACGAAAAAGCTCAGTTAGTAAAACTAAATGGACTATCATTAAAGTGGTCTGAAGCAAGTTTAAGATGGGCTTGTTATGGAGAAAATGAAGCTTTAAAAGAACTTGATGATAAATTATTAGCTATAAACAACAGTAATATACCAGACGATATTAAAGATAGAATCAAAGCGATTCTTGATAGGTTGAGAGACCTTGATAAACAACAAGAAGAGAACCCTAGTAAGTTCCTTCATAGAGGACCTAACGGTACTCTTTATAGACTCTATATCATACCTGATGAAAACTCTCCTTCTATTGCGCCACGTAGTTATGCTATAGCAAAAGACCCAAGTGGAGTTACGGTTCTTAAAGGACCTAAATCATTTAGCTCTGATGTAGATGTATTATTAGATGAAATCAAATTTAGAATTGATAATCAACTTCCATAACTTAACTATTTATAATTAT